CTGGTGTCAATATAGTGACACTAGATCAGGCCAAAGTAAATTCAAAAATAGATTTTGATGATGAAGATGCATTGTTACAAATATTTCTGGATGCCGCCACTGCTGAAATTGAAAACTATCTGGAATATCCTGTTCTAAAACGACAGGGATCTACCGTAGAAGTTGAAGGTTGGTTCGATAGATTTCAACTTAAATTTCCCATTATAGAAGATGGGATCACAGCTCTTAAGTATGAAGATGAAAATGGTACTCTGAAAGATATTGAAGATAATAATTGGAATTACGAAAGTAAGATCCTTTACTTAGATATGGATATCCCTTCAGATTTTGGCTATAGAATCTTTATCACTGCAGATCTTGGTTATAGTCTCGCGGACATTCCTGCGGACATAAAGAGAGCTTGTCTTTTGCTATTCGCTCACAACGACACTTACAGAGAAAATATGCCGATTAAAAACAACCAGGCAGCACATAATGTGCTAAGACCCTACAGAAGAACTTACTAGATGCAAACCTCAGGCTACATACATCCCGGACAGTTAAACAGGAAGGTGAAGTTGTATAAAAACACAACTGTAAAGACCGACTCAGGTGAAGCTGAACATACCGAAACATTGGTAAAGGAAGTCATGTATGCTAAAAGAGACGAGTTTCAGGGAAGTGAAGATGACTCTGATGGCAGAGTAATAGGTCTGGGTGTGGTGGCTTACACAGTAAGATTCACCACAGATGTTTTTACCAATGGGCAGCAGTATTTTGTAAGAGACTTTGATGGAGACTACCATATCAATTCTGTAGAACTTGCAGGCCAGCAAAGAAACCGATTTTTGAAACTTAAATGTACAAGACGTGGAAACTAAGATTGAAGGGTTTGATAAGCTAAAGATCCAGATTAAAAAACTGGATGACAAGATGACCAGACGTGAAGTCTTAAAGATTCAGCGTAAACTGGCCACACCTTTAGTTCGTGCTTATCGAGATGCTTTGCCACAAAGTAACAGAACAACACAGCGTTTTGGGTCTACTTATCCACCCGGAAACCTTAAAAAGTCTGTTAGTAAAGAAACTGTACCAGGTAGAAAAGTAGGTGGGAATCCGCAAATAGTGGTAAGACCTTCTACCAAAGGTAAAAAAGGCGGTTATTATAGGCATATGGTCGTGGCCAAAGGAACTGAGATTGGATCTACTAGACGTGGATCTCGTAAAGGAATCAATACGGTAGTGAGCGATGCTAGAGATAGAATTTATGGAAGCAGAGAATCTACGCTCACAGCTAAATACGAAAAGCAAGTCACAAAGTTCGTACAAAAACAAATCGATAAACTCAGCAAAACATGATAAACAAAGCAGCAAAACATGTAAATACCGTAATGCAGTTGCTTGCTATTAAAGCAGTGATTGATGCTGATGTGTTTTGGGATATGGCGAATCAGGAACAGAAGGTTCCTTTTGCAAACTTTAAAATTACAAATCAAGGCTATATCACAAAAAATAAGCTTTCGCAGTATGCAGTAGAAATCTTTGTTTATGATAAATCCTTAAATGATGCAACTATTATCGCTGACACTATTATAGAAGCGATAGATGAATCTGAATACAAATGGAAGTTTCGTGGGAGTGAATCTGGCTACAATTATACCGATGGCCGTGAAGCCCTTTGTACACTTAATTATGAATTTAAACTTTAAAACCTAGAAATTATGGCCGGAGAAAAAGTAATTGATGGCAATCTAAGACTTACACTAGATGAGAAAACAGTTTATCATGCTACAGAATGTAGCCTGACTGTCAACCGAGAGATCCGTGAGCGATCTACAAAAGATACTGATGGTATCGAAAGAGCAAAAGGACAAAAGTCCTGGACTGCTTCTGCTTCTGCACTTGCTGTGTATGCGAGTGATGGTACAGAAACGCATGACTTTGGGGCTTTATTTGACCTATACGACAATGATGTAGACGAAAATGTGTCTATTGAATTTGTACCCACTGAGGGTGATGCTACCTTTATGTTTGAAGGGGAATGTATTATAGAGTCGCTGGAAATGAACGCAGCTGTAGAAGAAGATGGAACAGCTTCTATTTCTCTACAAGGTTCTACCAAGTTGAGAAAAGTAACTTTACCAATAACATAGGCCTATGAAAACTATAAACATAGCGGGTACGAGTTATCCGCTTAAATATGGTTACGGGGCTTTTAGACTGCTAGGTGAATACTGGAACCAGAAAGGCATCCAGGGTGTGATTAAAGTCTTTAATCAAAGCTTTGCCAATATGGACAAAGAGCAAGAATTTGAAGCACTCAATAAGATTGGCGACCTGGTAAACGCTGGTATTGAAAACGCAGGTGGAGAAACTATAGAAAGAGATGAGATTTTGCAGGAAGTCATGTTTAAAGATGCGGAAAAACTGCAAACCGTCATGGATGAATTTGTAAAATCTATTCCTGGAGCAGAAAACGGAAAAAAAAAGGTGAGCCAGAAGAAACCTCCCAGAACAAAAGCCAAAAAGAAATAACCTGGGATGAACTGGAAGAAATTGCGCTGGGTATATTACAAATGTCTGAGGATGAATTTTATCAGACAACTCCTAGAGCCTTTGCAAACAAAATAAAAGGATTTGAACGGTATGAAGAAACGCAGGTAAGAGAACGCTGGGAGATGCATCGGGAACTGGTAGTAACCGTGCTCACTCCACATCTGGAAAAAAAGTATAAAAAGAAATCTCTTAAAGAAATGTACCCACTAAAATGGGATTTACAACCCAAAACCATTACAGCTAAAACACCAAAAGACTACTGGTCACAGATTGATAAGAAAAAAGGAAAGTGATTACATTTTATTTTCATGGTTAGTTTGTTTTCTTTTTTGTTTGTTAGGAAAAGCCCCTTTTACGAGGGGTTTTTTTGTGCTTTAAAGTGAACAATGTTGGAGTATAAAAATGAGCTGTTCTTCTACTTTTGGGAGATACTGAAACGCAGTCCATGAGCAGTTTAGCTAAGATTTCTATACGATTTAATGCTGACTTAAAGCAGTTTTCGTCACAGATGCAGAATGCTCAGCGTTCTATGAAAAAAACTGGCGCAAAGCTTTCTAAAATAGGCAGTAACATGTCTATGAACTTTACTGCTCCTATTGTAGCTGGTTTGGCTTTAGTTACAAAAGGTACTGAAGAACTAAGATCTGATCTTGGTCGACTAGAGACTAATGCTATGCTTGCTGGTGAGGGCATTGGTTTTATGCGTGAGCAACTTTTGGAAGCTCAGGCCATAACTGGGGAAACCGATTCTTCTGTAGAGGGTCTATCTAATTTACTGGCTGCTGGGTTTAAAGGCGAAAGCTTAACCAGAGCTTTAAATAATATTTCTGGTGCAGCTGTAAAATTCTCGGATACGCTTAAGTTTGAAGGTATTGCGGATGGGCTACAGGAAACACTGGCCACGGGCAAAGCTATTGGACCTTTTTCTGAACTTCTAGAACGATCTGGAGTTAATCTGGATGAATTTAATGCTGGTCTAGCAGAATCTGTAAAAGCAGGTAAAGAACAGGCTTATGTCTTAAATACGTTGGCTTCTACAGGACTAGAAGAAGTTAATAAGAAATACCGAGAAAATAATAAGGATGTTACAAAAGCTAGAAAAGCACAACTTAACTTTCAGTTAGCTATTGCAGATTTGGCTAAGTTAGTTCAACCGATAGTAAATCGAGTTATTAATTTTGTAACGATGCTGGTCAATAAGTTTAATGACCTGTCTCCAGCCATAAAAGATGCATTTCTGGTTGTTAGCGGTCTTTTGGCAGCTGGTGGTCCTATACTCACAGCTTTAGGCTTTTTAATGACCACCGTTATACCCGGATTGTTTGCTGCCTTTAGTGCGCTGTCTGCTCCTATATTGGCAGTAGTCGCTGCGGTTATAGCTATAGGTGCGGCGGTGGTTAAGTACTGGGAACCCATAAAGAAAGCAGTTTTAGATGTAGCTAATTACTTTATAGATCTTTACAATGAATCTGTTATAGTTCGTGCAGGGGTAGAAGCAATAGCATTACAGTTTAAGATACTTTATGAAGCTGCAAAACTTGTTTTTAATGGTCTTATTACAATTATAAAAGGCTGGTGGACACAAACAAAAGCTACATTCTCACTATTTGGTGAAGCCTTTAAGGCTATTATTACTCGTAATTTTGAAGAACTTCCTAAAATATTAGGTAGAAATCTAGCTAAGACACAAAAGAACTTTACCAAAACTTTAGCCGGTATTAGTAATGATGTAAAGAACTTTAATGTTGGTCTTCAAAAAAGCATAAGTGACTCTATAGATAACATTGCAGCACGAAAAAAATTAAACCTTTCTGCAGATGTTACTGTGGATTCTGTAAAGGTTTCAGAAAAGGGTAGTGGAGAACTTAATTCTGCTATGTCTGGCAAAGGTGGAAGAGAGCAAATAGAATCTGCTAGCACATTACAGTCTGGTGGATTAATGTCTACTGGTATAGGTTCACAACTTAAAGCAGATGGTGATATAATAGATGAAGAAACAACTAAGATAAATGA